TTGCTCGTGCTACTGGTGTTAGCTATGAAAGCGTAGCAGGACGATACAACGCTGCTAAAACAGGTAAAGTTGGTGGTACTGGTAACACAGCGATTACTGACATTTTTACTCAGTACATCCCAACAACTACGACAACAAAAATTCCAGTAACAAATACTGCTGGTACTAATCAAACATTTACATTTGACCCTGCAAAAGTTAATCAACCAAATGTAACTGCTGGTCAACTGCGTGAGTTGTTCCCATCATTCGCAGAATCTAAGCGTTTGGCAGGTGAGATGGTTGCTAATCGTCCATCTACACAAAGCATTGTGAACATGATTCAAGGTGTTACACCTACAACTAGACCAACATCTACAGTTGCTGCGCCTACTGGATTGATGGACGCATGGAAAACAGCAGAATCATCTGGCAACTATGGTGATGTGGCTAATATGCTCAAAGGTTTAACTACTGCTGACTTGCGTAACTATGGTGCATCTGATGCAGATATTGCCTACATTACATCTCGTCCACAAATAGCAGGTATGTTCCCAACTGCAACACCTGCTGGTGGTTCTCCATCGTTGAACAATGTGTTGAGCATGATTTCTAAGTGAGAACATAATGAACTATCAAGAACTGATTAGTTTAGTTGGTGGAAGCAATCCTCAGAGTGCTACTTATGAGGACATTGTTTCTGGCATCCAGAGCCAGTATCGTCCACAGACTCAGTTTGCGCCTACTCGTTCATTGCTAGACTCAATTGGTGCATTAGTTCCTGACCAACCAAGAATTGCCTATGGCGCATTGTTGCAACCAAAAGGTCTGCCAGCATCTGTAAACCTTGGTGGTTCAATTAAGAATCCTGATGCAGCAGCAAGCGTAGATTCTGGTGATATTAAACTTACTAATGTAGATACAGGCAAGATTACTGACAATACAGATTTAAGCAAAACGCTTATTTACAACACCGATTTCAGCAATACTGGAACAGGTGGTTTGTCTGGAGTTGCAGGTGGTGGTAGTAATGTTGCTGCTACTGGTGCTGTAATGAGTGGTCTAGGCGTATTGGCAGGTAACTCAGATTTAGCAAAAGTTGGTGGATTGACAAACATTGCTGGTCAACTGCTTAACGCTGGTAGCGCAGAGGATGTATTAAATACTCTTGGCAATGTAGCAATTGGTTTGAGTGGTAATGCTGGAACTGTTGGTAGCGTAGTAGGTGGATTGACTGATAACACATCATTGTTGGCTAACAGTTTGTTGTCTTTGACTAGCCCACAACTATCAGCATTGAATACGATTTCTAATGCTCTTACAGGTTATAGCTTTGGTGATATTGTTAATGGTGTGGTAAATACCCCAGAGGGAACAGTTGATGAATATGGTTTGCTAGGCGCAGCCAATATTGCTAGAACTGATGACGCAAGCCGAAAGGCTGCTGGTGCTGCTTACGACAATTTAGCTGTCAATGATTTGCGAGTATTGGCTGAACTTGGTGACCAAGAAGCTAAAGCAACATTACTGGCTATGGCTGGTGGTGGTTCAACCTACAACCCAATCACAGACCTTGGTACAGCAAGTGGTGCTAGTTACTGGAATCTATTTACTCCTGTTGGTGGCAATGCTGCCAAGATAATCCAACGAGAAACAGCAGGAACAAGCCTCATATGACAGATAAACACTTGTTGGCTCAATGGGCTAAAAACTTACTTAATGATGACTTTTTCAAAGAAGTATTAGATAATTTGAAAAAAGAACAGATTAGTGTAATAATTAACACAAGTGCAGAAGAATCTGATAGGCGTGAAGACGCTTACAGGCACATAAAGACATTAGAACTAATTACAGGACACCTAGAAGGCTTGGCCTCGGAAACTGTGATTAGAGATAAGAAGTGGAAGATTCTGTAGCCTAAAAGCTACACCTCCGTCCAGAAGGTGTCTGGCGATTTTTGAGATGACAAATGGAAAACACCAACCCACAAGGGAGTGAAAGCCTAGATGTAAACCAAGCCGCTTCAGCGTTAATGGGACTAATGGGTGATTCAGAGGAAGCCGAACAAGGCCAAACCGAAGAACAGCCAGAAGAACTACAAGCGTCTGATGAAGCTGATGCCGAGTATTCTGAGGAAGAAGAAGTCGAGCAACCAAAGCCTAGATATAAAGTCAAAGCTGCTGGTGAGGAGATTGAAGTTGACGAAGAAGAACTCATTAAAGGTTATCAGCAAGGTGTAGATTACACGAAAAAGTCTCAGGCTTTAGCTGAACAACGCAAAGCTGTAGAAGCAGAGCGTATTCACTTAGAGCAGGTGAAACAAGAACGACAGGCATATGCCCAGAAGTTGCAAGCGTTGGATAGCTTCCTTACGCAGCAAAATAAGGGTGTGGACTTAGATGTTCTAAAGGAAACAGACCCTATTGGCTATGCCGTAGCGGTAGCTGAACAGAATCAGCGTGAGAAGCAGTTAGCAGTAGTAAGGCAAGAACAGCAACGCATTGCACAACAGCAACAAGCCGAGCAACAAGCCTCTTTGCAAAACCATCTCCGTCAAGAATCTGAGAAGCTAGTTGGTCTGATTCCTGAGTTGGCTACGCCACAGGGTGATGCGATTCGGAAACAAATCCGTGATTATGCGAAGTCTGTTGGGTGGACTGACCAAGAACTCAGTTCCGTATATGACTCTCGGGCTGTGGTGAGTTTGTATAAAGCAATGAAGTATGAGCAACTTCAAAAGAGCAAACCTGAAGTAACCAAGAAACTTCAAGCTGCTCCTAAGATGATGCGTTCTGGGACTTCTGCGCCTCCTACAAAGTCATCGCAAGACAAACAGGTTATGCAGAGGTTGCGTGAAACTGGCAAAGTCCAAGACGCTGCTAAAGCATTTGAACGATTCTTTTAAATTTGGAGTATTAACATGGCTACATATCAAACATATACCGCTATCGGTATGCGCGAAGACCTCTCTGATGTAATCTATAACATCAGCCCCACAGACACACCTTTCATGTCTTCTATTGGCAAGACAAAGGCTACTGCTGTTCTGCACGAGTGGCAGACTGACAGCTTGGCTGCTGCTACTTTGTCAAACTTTGCGGTTGAGGGTGCAACAGCATCTGACGCTACTATGTCTCCAACAACTCGTGTTGGCAACCGCACTCAAATCGCTCAGAAAACAATCAAGATTTCTGGCACTTTGCAGTCTGTTGACAAAGCTGGTCGTAAGTCTGAAAAGGCTTATCAGTTGGCTAAAGCCTCTGCTGAAATCAAGCGTGACATGGAAACATCATTGTTGAGCAACCAGATTGCTGCCAATGGTGACTCTACTACTGCTCGTAAATTGGGTGGTCTGCAAGCATGGTTGAACAGCAACTACTCTGGCGGTACTGATGGTGTTGCTGGTTCTTTGGGTACAACTGCTCGTGTAAACGGCACAAACCGCACTTTCACAGAAGCCTTGTTGCAATCTGTTGTTAAGAGCGTTTACGCTTCTGGTGGCAACCCCAAAGTGTTGATGGTCAACCCTGCACACAAGCAAGTTGTTTCAGCTTTTGCTGGTATCGCTGCTCAGCGTTTCATGGCCCCATCTAACAGCCCAACCACAATCGTGGCTGCTGCTGATGTGTACATGAGCGATTTCGGTACAATTTCTGTTGTTCCTAACCGCTTCATGACTTCTACCAACTCATGCGATGAGACAGCATTTGTGCTTGACCCAGACATGGCTGCTGTTGCTTACCTGCGTCCTTTCCAGACCAACGAGTTGGCTGTGACTGGTGACAACGAAAGCACACAATTGTTGGCTGAGTACACCTTGGAAGTTAAAAACCAAGCTGCACACGGCATTATTGCTGACTTGACACCTTAATTTAAGGTAACCCCGAAAAATGCCTCAGACTTAATCCTCTGGGGCATTTTCTTTTCTACCCAAACTGATAGAATTAGTGTATGGAAAAGATTAGAGAAACTGCTGTTCATGCCGATGGTGAAGGTGGCATCATCATTCAAACTCGTCAAGACGTTTCTGCTATTGTTGAGCAGAACAAAAAGGAATATAACTCCTTTGATGAACGAGCAAGATGGTCTGACAACTTGTTTGGCAACAAGGTTGCATCTATCCCATTGACAGTTATTGATGACCTTAACAAACAAGGCATCATGCGTGGTTATGCTGTTGTTGATGATAAGCGTTTTGCCGCTTTCCTAAATGACCCATTGAATCGTGCATGGCGCACTAGAACAGGAGTTGTATGAGTTTTACTACCTATGCTGAACTACAGACAACTATCGCAGGATACTTGGCTCGTTCAGACCTAACAACTCAAATACCAGACTTTATTCGTTTGGCAGAGATTCGCTTGCGTAGAGACTTGCGTATTCGCCAGATGCTGAATTCAACTACGCTAACCTGCACATCAGGAACAGCGACAGTTAGTATTCCTAGTGACTTCTTGGAAGTAAAAGATTTTGTAGTTAATGTCAATCCTGTGATGCCATTGAACTACCAATCACCATCTTTGTTCTCTCGTAACTCACGAACAACAGATGTGGGTAAACCATTGGATTACACAGTCCTAGCTTCTACATTTAAGTTAGCACCAGTCCCTGATACTGCCTACACATTGACATTGATTTACTCTGCTGCGCCTCCTTATTTGAGTGATTCAAACACAAGCAATACATTCATGACTGTGTGTCCTGATTTGCTTCTGTATGCGTCTTTGCTTGAAGCAGAGCCTTACCTGATGAATGATGCTCGAATCAACACATGGGGAACTATGTTTGACAGGGCTATGAATTCGTTGACTCGTTCTGATGAGAAGGGTCAATTCTCTGGCGTTCCTTTGGCAATGCAAACAACATATATCTGATATGCCTACACAACGAATCACTCTTGGCGAATGGATGCCTGACCAGTCTGGTATTTCTGGTGCGTTAACAGACGCTAAGAATGTCGTTTCTCAGGCTATTGGGTATGGCCCTTTCCCTAGTGCTGTAGCCTTTTCTGGTACTGCTGCCGAAGAACTTGTTACTCTGTACGCTGCCAAGAATCCAGACTCTACAACTCAATTGTTTACATCTGGCAACACTAAGATTTATACAGTTGATGGTGTTGGCGCATTGACACAAGTTAAGTCAGGCATGACTACTGGTATTAACGACAAGGTTCGCTTTACTCAGTTTGGCAAGACTGTCATCACAACAAACAATGCTGACAAGTTGCAAGCATGGACGCTAGGTTCATCCACTTCATTCGCTGATTTGGATGCTTCTGCGCCTATCGCTAAGTACATTACTGTTGTGCGTGATTTTGTGGTTGTGGCTAATACTTATGAGAGTGCTGCACAGCAACAATATCGTGTTCGCTGGTCTGCTATCAATGATGAAACAGATTGGACAGAGGATGTAAACACTCAGTCTGATTACCAAGATATTCCTGATGGTGGACAGATTGTAGGTATCCGTGGTGGTGAGTTTGGTTTGGTTTTCTTGGAAAGAGCCATTAGCCGAATGACTTATGTTGGTACGCCATTCATTTTCCAGTTTGACAATATCTCTCGTAACAAGGGATGTATGGTTGCTGGCTCAATTGCTCAGTACCAAGGCATCACATTCTTCTTATCTGACGATGGTTTCTATTTATGCGATGGTCAAACGATTCAGCCAATTGGAAGTGAAAAGGTTGACCGATTCTTTATTGAGGACGCTTCAGAATCTGATTATGGTTCTATGTCTGCTGCTGTTGACCCTGTGCGCAAGTTGGTTATATGGAACTATGTCGCTATCGATGGAAATCGTAAACTGATTATTTACAACTTTGCAACTAAGAAGTGGACATATGCAGATGCAGGTACAGATTACTTGTCTGAAGCCTCTACAGCGTCTGTAACTCTTGAGCAGTTGGATAGCATCTCTGGTTCTATTGACGCATTGACAACAAGCCTTGACTCTCGTTTGTATGT